TTCATAAAGCTGGATAGCACCGATAAGTCCACCCTCAAAGGCGGATTTAATGGTATTCGGGTTGCTGTCCTCAGAGTAGTCAGACGGGCTGTTGTGCATGTTGAAAAGCTGGGTAACGGGGACAAGAACAATCTTATCAACGTTAAAGGCAGCACTGTCAACTGTCGGAACACCGTCAATTTCTATACGCGATTTCTCGTTGATGGGTACAATGGGCGGCAAGTCAAATGCGACAGACAACTGTTGTCTGATATACCTGTCATTTAATTGCAGGTCATCACTCGACAGAATCATGTATGCCTTGATTGCGGCGATAACGCCAGCATCGGCTATGATTTTGTCATACAGTGTTTTGGAGCACAGGAATACCCTATTGGAAGGCATACCGACACTATCATCATCGGCCAGGGCGTTCATGCGCTTCAGGTCCTTGATAATGTCAGCACCAACTGTAAACCATGCAGCCGTGGAAGCTACCAGTTTATTGGCGGCAGGAGTGCGCAGGTCTACGGTGTAGCCTGTGGCATGTCCCTGAGGTTTCAGGGTTATTTGTTGATCTGAAAGTGCCTCGAATATCCATGAGTTCCATGCTGTATGGAAACCACCAACGATGGCTTCGGCACGTCCCATGTATTTCTTGACCATTTCATAGCCAAGGTCATAATTCACAAGGTTCAGTTCTTTGATGTGGTTCAAGTCGGACTGGTCCACTTTGAAACCGTGACCTATCTTGTGAATGGAGTCTCCGTATGCTTCACCGCCTTCAAAGGAACGCAGGGGCTTTTTACCCATTGCTCCAAGAGGAGATGCTTTTACGACAATGTTTGTTTCTTCTACGATAGCCGAAAATCTGTGGCTATTGGATGCGGGAAGTACGGTTGTAAACTGTTTCCACAACGCTTGGTTGTATTTGTTGTTTACGGTGTCCAACAGCATCTTGAAATCGCCTACGTTTGAGGCAAGATCGTATAAATTATAATTTTGATAATCTCTATTCATAACTTATTCTCCTTATTCTTTAGCTGCTGAATAACGTACATAAACATCCTTGCTACGCATATAGTCGCGCACGGAATCTGCAATGGGCGGGATTCTGTTTACAAGCAGTACACCATCATGTTGGCAGAATAGACCGTCAACGCCATACATAAGTACGGCATCATCGTGTTTTGACACATCATAGAAAGTAAATCCATTGGGAAGTACTGTTGCGTAATAGTTACTAGCGTTTTCCGTATCTTTCGTCATCTCAATAAACACGGTGCCAGCATCAAGTGTAGCAGTAGTCCCACCATAGTTCGGGTTGGATACCGTCACGGTGTCATAAAGGGCGCTGGTTGTCCTGTCAATAGTACCCACGGTATATACCTTAGTTGTTGCTTCTGACAGGCCTGCCAGAGTTGATGGGGCTACTCCGAGAATCATCCCGGCCTGTATGCGACTCCCCTCAGGCCCTTTCTTAATCTTTGCTTGAAAAGTGGGTTCTGTCCCGGTGATTTTCTGTTCGTAAAGTTCAAATGCGTAATGTATGGCTATTGTACGGGCTGCGTCGTCGATGAGTATCGGAGTTCCAGCAGGAATACATCCGTAATCACCATCAGGCAGTTTCGTTAAATCCACAAAATACTGACCACTTGTAACTCCACCAGCAGATCCGGTAAACACATTGCGTGCGCCGCCATATGTTTTTGACCACTTGATCATTTGTAAAGTTTGGCTCATTTTAATATTGTTTAATTAATAATAAAATACGGAGTCACACCGCAGCAAGAGACCTTCTCGTGCTCCTTTATTTTTTACTGACAGGTTCGCCAACGCCGAGAAATTCAGATAGACCCCTGCTCTTGGCAACGGTATTTTCCTTTTCCTTCAGCACTTTGTCGACATATCCTTTCAGTGGCGATGTCCCCTCGCCTTCCCCACCGCTTCCCTCGCCAGGTACGTATGTTTGACCCTTGGCAGACAGCGTTTTGTTGAACTTTGCCTTTGCTTCCGCAAAAACATCCTCAGCAGACGCACTCTCACCAAGTTTCAATGTTGCAAGTTCCATGGCGTTTTCAAAATCCACCTTCCACTCATTCGTAAGTTTCAGTTCGCCTGTGAGCTGGGAAAGACGCTCATTCCTGAGTGCTACCTCACGCTCTTTCTTCAGCGCATTTATCTCCTGCATGACAGGATTGATACTTGCGCCCATCATTTCCTGAAACAGAACTTTCAAATCCTCCTTGCTGATTTTATCATCAGGGGCTTTGGGTGGATCGGGTTGTTTTACTTCAACATCCTTAGGGGGTTCGGGGTTGTAGTTCTTGACAAAATCGGACTGTTCCTTTATGATATTCCTGTTCAGTGTATCCACGTGTCGGAATGCTTTGGTTACAAAGTCATCGAGTTCCGTTTCATCTGTTACTACGCCTTCAATACTCAATAGTGATTCTATGGTATCGGAGATTGTGATGTCGGATATTTTCTGAGAGGTTTTCCCTGACTTACCGACAAATTTGGCCTTGATGCTTTCAAGTGCCTGTTCTTTTGTGAATTTCATAGTGTTTCTATGTTTCGTTAATAAATTGGTTAATATACAAAAAGGTCTACCTACGACTGTCTGTCGTTAGTAGACCTGTTTAGTCTTTTTTAGTTGCGCCTGTGTGGTGCTTATATATATAGGTATAGTTTATTCTCCGCTGGTGTGCTCCACATGAAAATATGTGGTATGCTTGCAATCGCGACACCGTAGCGAATAATCAACCGTACCATTCAACATCAAAAGTCTAAATGGCAAGGATTTTCCGCAATACGCACATTTGCTGTATTGCGTCTTGTCCATGTCGTCCTTTTCAGCAGTTGCCATTATAAACATTTTCAACAAAAGTAACAATATTGTTATAAATTTACTACCTTTGTTGCTGTAAAAATATGCACAAATTAAATGTTCGTAATTAAAGACAAGGATATACCACTGCCAACGCCATACCCACGCGTATATAGAAAGTTGCCTACGGTGAAAGAAAGCGGGTGGACACGATTCGATAATTTTACAATCAGAAAAGATATAGACCTCTGTCCACAGCCTGGGCTACAAGAAAAGGTGGTAGCCAGCGAGTGCAATCTTATATTCCTTGCGGGTGAAGCGACTATGGGTAAAGCCCTGTCTATCAATGAGTTTGTGTTGTCTCAAGACGGGTGGGTTAAAATGAAAGATGTCTGTGTTGGCAATAAACTTGTTGATGTGTGGGGAGATGAGCAATCTGTAACTGGAGTATATCCACAGGGATTATTGAGAATATATAGAGTGGAGATGGAGGATGGTGGTTCGTGCAGGGTAAGTGCCGATCATATATGGTATGTTTTTGCTAATGGCGAATGGTTTATCACCACTACTGAAGATTTGTTATATTCCATACATGAGGATGGAGCTGAAGTATACCTGCCCACATACCTATCATATACAGAAAATAAACGCAAAATTAAAGCTATTATAGAAACCGAAGATGTAGAGGAGTGTGCGTGTATATCAGTAAGCAGCAAGGAGAAGTTGTTTGTCGTAAGGGACTACATCGTCACTCACAACACCTTTTCAGGCTACCTAAAAGCGCTTAACGGCATAGACAAACCAAACTATACAGCCAAGCTCATATCAAAACGCCTGCAAGATAGTAAGAAGGGTGGTTCGCTGCTTCGTGACTTCAAGGTGGTTTTTGACGGGTTTGCCGGTTGCGAGGTGTCTGGCGCCGACTACCCTACCGCAGCGTTTCCTCAGTGGAATAGTTCCATACAGATGATGCACATGAACTATAACACGAAAAATGAAAGCGAGTGGAAGGAGTTTCAGGACTACGCCAAGAAAAATCAGTGCTCCTACGCATATTGGGATGAGGTTACGGAGATAGAAGAGTTCAGGACATTCGCCTACTTCTTTTCAAGAAACAGGGACGCATCAGGAGTGAGACCTACTACCGTATGCTCATTCAACGCACTACACGAACACTGGACCACATCGTTTCTTAAACAAGGTGGCTATATAGGCCCAGACTGGTATCTGATACCTGAGACGCTTGGAAAGATACGCTATTTCTATGTAAAAGGTGACACGGTGGAGGCTGTTGAGTTTGCCGATACGAGGGATGAACTTGTCAGAAGATGCAAACTACAACCCACACCCGAAGAGGAAGCCATAGGTATTACCGCACATGACCTTGTAAAGTCGTTCACCGTGTTCTCAGGACATGGTGCTGATAACAGGATATTGGCGCACCAGACA